GTAACGAGCCGCGCCGCTGTCACTGGGATCGGATCGTCGTTTAATCTGGCAAAGCGTATTGACATTGATATGGAAATGTTTCCACCGTCGCAAAACTTCGAGGGCTATCTGTCATTGATTGTCTTACAGCTGTCAAATCTCAACGCAGCAACAGAGATCACGATCAGGCTATGTCGTGACACTGCAGGCGATGAAATGATCATCACTGATACAATCAGCGATATCTATACAGGCATAACAACGACCACAAAAGGATCGGCAATCTTTGCTCTTAATAGCTTCGTCAAGGTGAATCGAGCCGGCGATCTCTATGTATTTGTAAAAGTGAATACTGGTTCATGTGATCTTGATTATGTTGAAATGACGTATCAAGGGGATCGATAATGTCAATAGTCCAGATCATTAATCGCAACGGCGGCACGCACTCCACAGGAGGCGGATCTGCTGGCTCTCTAACTATCGATAATCTATCTGCTCAGGTTAACGGCTCAAATATCAATTTCGCCACTTCTGACACGTTTGTAGCTGATTCTGTGCAAGTCTATTACAATGGGATTCTGCAGATCAAAAATGACGACTACACAGAGGATTCAGATAATCAAGGGATCACATTTGCGCTAGCTCCTGAATCTGGATCAAAAGTCGTCTGTATCTATTCAGTCAGCAGCTAGACAGAAAAAAGACCCGCCAAGCAGAGGATGCTCGACGGGTCAGGAGAGATCTAGGAGAGATCAGGTAAAATCAATTAGTCATTGATGAATCCGCGAACGGTTACACGGTCGCCATTTGCCAAATTAGATCCGAATACGATCTGGCCAACACCACCGGCGCCGCCGTTGTCGATCTTGTAATTGTCTTGAGCGTCAGGAGTAGCTTTGTATTCCATCACCAGACCGTTAACTGTAACGACGAACATTTCGACAAAGTCAAGATCCAGAGCAGCAGAAAGCGCAAATGTATCAGTAGATCCATCAGCATCATAGGCGGCAAAGAATGCGCCAAATTTCAGCTTCTGAGTAGTGATCTGGGCATCTGCAATCTTATTAGTCTCAACAGCGCCATCAGCGAGCTGAGCAGTGTCAACGCCTGCATCAGCAACTTTGATCCCATTAACGCCGAGCGCCAATGTTGATCCGTCAAGATCGATCTGAAGATTGCCAGCTGATTCTAATACACCATTGCCGAGATTCAATTTGTCAGCAGGGATTGATCCAGCAAGTTTGACAGCAGTTACAGCAGAATCAGCAAGCTGAGCAGTATCGATTCCAGCGTCCGCAACTTTGATCCCAGAGGCAGACAGAGCCAGCGTAGCGCCGTCAAGATTGATCGTCAAATCAGATACAGCAGCAGAGCCGTTGTAGCTGGTCATTGTGATCCCATTTCCAGCGCTCAAAGAGTTAAGATTGCTACCCAGAGCAACGCCTGAAATAGTGCTATTGACAAGCTTTCCATTTGATACTCCGCCATCTTTGATCTGAAGCGCATTGCTAGAGATCTCGATAGATGAATCATCAACATTAACAGCAACATTAGCAACAGAAGCAGAGCCGTCGTAGCTGGTCATGGTGATCGCACCAGCAGCAGAGGCAGAAAGAGCGCCTAATGTGCCGCCCAGAGCAACGCCGGAAATCGTGCTGTTAGCAAGTTTTGCATTAGCAATCGAGCCGGCTAAATGATCATTTGTGATCCCGCCGTCCTTAACTTGAAGAGCATCAGCAGAGATCTCGATAGATGAATCGTCAACATTTACAGAGAAAGTCGAGCCTGTGAGATCAAGGCCGTCGCCAGCAGTGAATTGTCCTGCGCCTGTAAATTGAGTAAATGCAATCGAAGTAGTGCCGACAGTTACATCGCCGTCATTTGTACAGACATAGCCAGTATCAGCATTTGTTGATCCCTGTTGTACGAATACAGCAGCGCCAGAAAACTCGTCAGCTGCATTCATATCAGCAGCACGCGACCACGCACCAGAAGCAGCAACATAGATCCCGTTTTCTGATGCAGTGCTTTGATCCTTAACTAATACGCGCTCATCAGCAGAAACAGCGATGCCGTCGATTGTCTGACTGCCTGAAAGCGTGATATTTGCAGTCGTTGCGACTTTTACGGAATCTTTCCAGTGCAAGCCTTGAGCTAGTGCATCAACGTAGCCTTTTGTTGCAGCGTGTGAATCTGCCGATGGTGTGGCAACTTGTAAAACAGCACTTTGAAAATCAAATGTGCCTGATGATAAATCGAGTTTGTTAACGTCGACAGCTGCATTTGCAATCTGTCTCCCAGTAATTTGAACAGCCATGATAATATTCCTTTTATGGATTGTTGAATTTGAGCATTGCGCTCGGTTAGATTGTAGTCATTGAAATGAGGATCGTCTATTGTATTTTAAGCAATCAATTTCAGACAACACGCTGAAAACGTGCCTTGATTTCTTCCACAATTTTTGCGATGTGTTCTAGCTTCTGTTCTAGGATTGTCATACGTCGATCCAGATCGTTAATCTCCTTGACGATCTCGCCGCGCATTTTATCTTCACGAGCCTGCAGATCCAAAATCACTTTATCGTATCGATCTCGCAATTCTTTCTCTTTTGCTTCCTGCTTGGCTTCGCGATCATCGGCGCGCCTTTGTTGATCGCGATTCTGCCACCAGAGAAAAGCAGCAAATGCAGCATTCGCCCCGCCGTTCATCAATATATGATAAATATCTTGCTCCGGCATTATTCCCCCATTAACAGCGTGTATGAAAAACGATCAAATCCTGTTTCAGCGATTTGACGCCGGCACAGGCTAATAAAAATATCGTACTCATCAGGATCCGCGATCACTTGGCAGCCAGCACTATAGCGGCCGACAATCTGACTCTCATGATTTGCGCTTGCTCTGTGGATATTGATCCCAAAGTAGCCGCTCTCTTCATTCTTTCCGTAGTCATGCACGCTGTCGCCGTTGCGATCTCTCCATACAGAAACTTCGCCGCCGCGCTGCACAAGTGCTTCATATCGCCCCTGATGCAGTCCTAGCATGTAGCAGCTGCGATATTGTCTATTGTGGCATAAAATCGCCGTGTTACGCCCCTGCAAATAGTGCTTGCCGGCGTCTGTTGTGCATTTGAAAACATGCCATTGCCACAAGCCGCCCTCTTTATAGCAAACATGAATCCAATCATCAAATTGATCCGCTTCGCCCTCTGGATTGCGCTCTCCGATGATATTCAGATCCCAATCTTGGCCATCGAACACAACGAAGCCAGCAGCGCGTGCTAGCTCAATGATTCTCGGCGTATCTTGACATTCTAATTTCATCTTAAGATCCCTAATGACAGATTAACAGAGCTTTGCGACGGATTCCAACGAACACCCAACACCATAGCGCGCCGATTGCTGTAGTTTTGTCCATTTGCAGACTGTAGCCCATAGATGTAATTTGACGTAATCTCAACAATATCGCCAGCGCAGAGCAGGCAATGCTTTTCTGTGACTGTTAGATCAAGCTGCTCAAATGGTAGACTATCCCACGGATGCAATCGGACATTATCAAGATCCGCTTTTGTTTTCTGATCTGGATTGTTAATGCGATATACGAGGCTTAGATCCCGCTGTATTTCGCCATCAGCAGGCAGAGAGTAAACGATTGTACTGGCTCTGGTTCTATTGTCAAAATCACCCGCTACAGTGTCATAAACTCTAATCGTAGATCTTTCGTAGACTGCTGACTGACTGCTGGCGTATAGCTCATGATTATCAATGCTCACAATATCCCGATCAGTAATGTGATCGACGACACTGAAGTAACTAGCAGAATTTGGATCTTGACAAACTCGCCAAGATAGCTCGTTTTGTCTCCATACTGGCCACATTCCCATTTTTAAAACAGCGTCGAGAAATGTTGCGATATTCGACGGCTCAGCGATCAGCAGTTCGATCTCGTGATTGCCTGTAGCTGTCGCCCAATTGCGCGTATAGTATTCATTCAGCCCAATTACACTAAAAAGATTCGGATTCCAATTGATGCCAGATCCCCAGCTAGCAGGATAGTCATCAAATGGGCCCTGCGTGCCGTTGCCTGTTGACATAACAAGCCGAGCAAATACATAATCAGGCCGCCCTCGAAGCCGTGCAATGCTTGTCACAACATCTCCGACATGCAGATGATTATGCGCTGCTGTACTTGGATAATTGCCAGTGCTAGCAATAGTCAGATAGCCAGCAGGCGCCGTCGTTGTTGTTTTACTGCTCCAAGTCCAATAATCAGTATCGCCGTGCGTGGCATCCTCGACAAAGATCATCCCGTTTTGACCTGTCTCTTTTTCAAAGATCGTAATATCATCGAGATACAATCGTACATCACTAGAAAAATTGAATGACGCTGTTGTTTGTGCAGTCTTTCCGGCATTATGCCAGAAATTCACTTCTGGAAATTTGCTTGTTAAGCGTGTCTCATCATCGTCAGAAAGTCGACAAAGTCCAGCCGCCACACGCCGCGCCCGCCTGTGATATTTCGCAGCTGTCCAATACAAACTCGATTCTGGATGCCGTCGCGAATCATGATCAGCTCTGCAACAGCGCCCCGCTTGAATGAAGATCCCCCGTTAAGAGGCCTCAAATCGCCGTTAATCGTGACAGTGAAGCCACCCAAATTGACGCTCCATCGCTGCGGCGTGATCTGTGCTGAATCAATCGTAACATCCGCAGATCCGATTGATACTAGCGTATTCATGCCGACATAATCGCCCTGAGATAGATTGTAATCGTTGCTCGGAGGCAGGAAATTAAGCGCATAATGGATCTCTTTTGATCCACTGTCGAGCGTGTCGATAAATTGCTGTGACCATCCCATATTATGATCCTAGTCCGAGCGTTTGAGGCGTTTGTGGCTGTGTTGGCATATCTAGCCCGCCCATCGATGATCGCCGCCCTCGTGGGATGCCGTCCAATGTTCCGCCGCCTCTGCCACTTGGAACAGCGCCCGATCCTGTCACCTCTCTGACTAGCTGTGTGCCGATACTAACGCCGGATTCAGCCTGATAATCTGGATGGAATGAAAACAGCGATTGATAATCAACAACTAGCCTAATCGATAGAGAGAATAGCCGCCCGCCCTCGTTTGTTATGATGCTCTGACCAATGTCGCTCTGTGGACGTTTCAAGATCGGATAATATCGATAGTGTCTAACATAGGCCGGCTGATCATATTGAAAGCATAGCCGCTCATCAATATCAAAGTTTCCGCCAGCATTCGAGATATTGCCGTTTGACGTGATCTTGACCTGCTCTTGTATCAGTGCTGGGCTTGATGTCTCAATCGTTGCATAGTCATCGATCCCAATAGCGACAGAGGATCCAACGAGATTGACAAAAGGATGCGCGTAACAATTGATCCGCTGAGTGCCTGAGTTATGCACGCCCCTCAACGGGTGGCAAAATGCTTTGTCATCATCTGCAGCAAATGCGACAGTAAAGCCGCGATCAAGATGATTCTGCATCGCATGAAATCGATACGCCAGATCTTCACCGAGCAGCATGCGATCCCGCTGGATTGTGACTAGCTCCTGCATCCGTCCAACAGATCTCGACATAGAGCCAGTTAGAGAGACAGCGTCAACGGCCTCCGTGATCATTTCGCTGTACATTTCGCCGAGCGCCTCGCCCATATCGATAATCACTGGATGCGCATATGCTCCGTGAGGCTCAGGATAGAAATAGAATTTTGCATTGCCCATGTTAACGGCCTCC